ATCGTATTGTAACCAAGTACGAAATACAAACCATTCAGTATTTTTACTACCGTATACTTCACGAGCAACCCAACAGGCAATAACAGCAGCACCTAATGTACCAATCAAGCTACCGATAGCGATACCTGCTGAGTTAGCTTTTGCTTCTTCTGCAAGTTCGGCACGGGTTTCTGCATCTAGGTTGGCGATAGCCATTGCACTAATACGGTCTTGCGAGTTTTCTGCAGATGTCCATGCCCACTCCATTGTGTCTCCGTAATGTTGCCACAAGTTAGAGTATGCCTGGTTTGATACTTCTAATAAGTTATTTGCGTTTACTTCATTGGCACGGTTGATGGCTGCATTTTCTACAGTAGCAATCTGCCTACGCCATTGTGCGTTAGCTTGTGCAATTACCATTTGGTTTTGTGCATTAAACTGGTCACGCTGGTTAGTTAACTCTTGGTTAAACTGCTCAAACGCATTAGCTTGTCCTGCGTTAAACTGCGATTGTGCATTAGATTGTGTAGCATTAAACTGTGATACGTTGTTTGCAAGGTTAGCGAAGAATTGGTCCACCTGTGTTTGGCTAGACGCATTGAACTGACGTGCTGCATTTTCTGCTGCCTGGTCAGTAAACAAACTTTGAATACGCTGTTGAGCACTAAACATATCTGTCTGTTGACGGTTAGACAAGTTAGCCATGTCAACTTGCATAAAGTTCTGCGCATTCATTACTGCAGCTTGCTGGCGATTAGATAGATTAGAGGCATCCATCTGTGATAAGGCTGCAGCTTCCGCCATTACAACGGCCTGTTTGTTTGACAGGTTCTGCAAGTTCGTTGTGTTGGCAATGCGGCTATTCTCAAGCGCTACCTGTTGCTCTGCAGTAAAGTTCATGTTGGCAATGTCGCCAATCCTAGCAGAGTTTTGTACACGGGCTTGAAATTCTTGGTCAAACTCTTGACCCATAAACTTAGCACGTTGTTCTGCTGCAAGCATAGCACGTTGTTGTCTGTTTGACAAGTTCTGTGCTTCAAAACTCGCAATAGTTCTTGCATCTGCCTGTGCAATTGGCAATGCACTTTCCATTGTAGCTTGTACAATAGCTTGACCTGCAATGCTAGATGCGCCTAGACCACGTGCTGCCATAGCACTGGTAGCTGCTCTCATAGCACCTGCAGCCCATGATGGTGTTTCACCACCTTCAAAGTCTTGCATTAAGCTGTCAAGCTGTCCTTGTACCGTAGCTTTCTCAGAAGGAGTAGCTTCTGCAGCTTGTACTTCTTCAGTAAACTGTGCAGCAGTCTGTGCGTTAGCAGCACCAGAGACTAGCTCACCTTCCTGTATCTGACGTTGTACAGGGTTATCCATCAGGATAGCGTTACCCTGTGCAGCCTCTACGTTACCTACAGATGTTGCAGCCTGTTGTGCAGCAACTGCTTGTGCCTGTGGGCTAAGTGTTCCTTGAGCAGCTTGCGTAGCTTGCAGTGCTGTGTCAATAGCTGGTGCAGCTTGTGCTGCTTGCATTAAGTTAGCTTGTTGATTGGCAAGTGCATCACTAGCAAGTGTTGTACCAGCTTGCGCTGCTGTAATCCCTGGTAGTGTACCTAATTGACCAGTACCCGCTTGTAGCATTTGACCTGTTTCTTGACCAATGCTTTGTGCTACAGCCATACCGCCTTGTGGTAAAGCAGGTGATTGCATACGCTGTGAAGCTATATCTCCAATAGTAGGAGCCTGCATCTCTGTCATTACGTTACCTTCAGGGTCAGTAAAAGGACGCATATAATTTGGATTACGCTCATCACTATCTGCTAGAAATTCATTAGTATCTAGGATAGGTTTTTCAACATCTTTATATCCTGTTTGTACAGGTATACTAGCTTGTGGTAAAGTCGAGTATTGCGGCGTTACTACACCACCCTGTTGATATTTACGTACTAAACCACCACGTGCCATTTGCATTGCGGCATTGGTGTAACGCTGCATTTGTTGTTGACGCATAGGGTCTTGTTCAATGAACTGTCTGAACTGGCTCATGTCACCAGTATAGCCCATAGCCTTTGCAATCTTATTCATTGCTTCAGGTTTAAATGCTTTAAACTGCATCATTTGCTAAGTACCTTATCTAATTTGTCTTCAACTCTGTGTAAGGCTTCCATAACACGGGTCATGTCATCACGAAGCTCAAACTTAGTTGCATACTCTTCTCGTGTCTTATTCAGTAATATCTGAATACGCTTCTGTTCATCGCTGGTAGTTTTAACCCAATAGCCAATTATGGCTACGATAAAGCCTATCAGCAGGTCAAGTATGCTGGTCATTTCCACGTGTGTACCTATTCTGCCTCTAGTGCAGCTACTTTTGTTTCAAGTGTTTCAATCTTAGCTACTGCTTCTTGCAGTGCGGCAGTGAGCAATGGCACAAGTTTAGATTGGTCAATGCCTTGATAGACTGGCTCACCCTCAGAATCTACTTCGTTGTGTGTTCCTGTTATTGCTTCTGGTACAACCGTCTGTACTTCATGTGCTATAAAACCATCTACTATAGTATCGGCATTTCCGATAAAGTTAAACCGCTTAGGGTCTAACTGTTTAAGGCGAGTAATACCGTCAGTAATATCGGCTAAGTTTTCTTTTAAGCGGTGGTCAGATGAAGTTGCATAAACTGTACTTGACCCACTACGAGTAATCCCACCCACTTGGGTTCCACTAGAGTTGTCAAATCTAATAAAAGCGTCGTTTGATTCGCTATCACGCACTCTCATGGCCCAATTACCAGACGTAGTTACGACTCCTATGCTGCCTCCTAAATCGGTAGTAGTAGCAAAAGAAGTATTGCCGGTTGAGAAGATGACAACTCTATCGTCTGCATCAGCTCCTAAAACTAAATTATTAGTGTTGTGCTGATATTGTATGTAGCCACGTAAACGGTCTGACCCAGAAGTGCCATCAGCAAAGTTTATGTTGCCAGAATTTGATGTTCCTGACGCTATCGTTATGCCGTTGCTTCCGCTACTACCCACAACTAAGTTATCAGCAGAACCGCTATAGCTACTAGGGCTTGTTTGGTTAAGCCCAATATTATCGCCATCAACAGTTACGACATCACCTAATTCGGCTAGTTCTCTTGCCTTAGTCATGGGTTACTCCCCCAATAAAGTTGCTAAGTCTAATGCCTTTAGTGCGTCTGGTGTAGTTGCTGCATCAATGCGTGAGTCAGCAGTGATGTCACGCAGTGTTTGTTTTTGTGTTGCAATATCTGCTGCACCTGAACCTGACTCTAAAGCCTTCATGTAAGACACATCTAGCGCATCTAAACGTGGCTTACGCTCTGCACGTAGGTTGTCTTTATGAATGGCCTTAGCTTGGTCCATGTCAACTTCAACTGCATCGCCATTGAATTGCCATGCACCCCGGAAAGTCCTGTCAGTGGGTACGGTTAACGACGACGCCTCACGGACATCACCGTTGATGTTAATGTAAGTGGTCATGCTGCCATCTCCATTTCAGTTTGATTAATTTTCCACGCATTGCGGAAGCTACGGTCCGAGGGGACCAATTCAACGGGTACAATCTTTAAGATTATTCTATTGCCCCTGTAATCTCTCCAGATGTGTGGAGGGATGTCTTTCTGAACAAGATACTCGATAGCCTCTTCTTCAGTCATAGCGCCGATAGGTTCAGCGTATGGGTGTTCTTTTGGCTCACCATCAGGCACATCTCGGTCACGCTGATATGTGTCTATAGGTGGTAGGATGTTGCCCTCTAATGCACATGCCATCCAGTTAGGGTCTGGTACGAGTACCTTGGCTGGGGACTCCATGTCTTCTGGGTCTTCAAACAGCACACGATACTTTGACTGTACGGGTTCCAAGCGTGACTTGGCTTCTGCTAGGCGGTCCCAGAGATGCATCATGCTAAGTCTCCGTGTATAATAGAGGTAACATAGGCCACATCATCTGCGGAACCTCCTGTATCAAATGTGTTTACATATGCACTTGAAGCGTTAGCAGCGTTAGTTACCTGTAGCCTGTTTCTTCCATCATCATCGCCGTCAGTGTCTTGTGCGCTACCCGAGCCAGCATAATTAGAGTTAGCCATATTTGATGTAAAACTTTGCGTGTATAGCCCCGTACCACGGTCTGAAACACTGCTTGTATTGACGCTATCTCGCAAACCAATCGCTCCTGAGCCATTCAAATTCATCCAAGCCTTAGCAGACCCATTGACCACATAGCTCGTGCCGACAGTCGTTGTGCCATCGGTTATGTTCGATACGTTTAAGGTACTCATGCTAAGTCTCCGTGGAATACACCGTTCAAATCCTGCATATCCAGTGTATTCGTAGTCCCACCACCTGCACCTGCATATGCGAGTAAATCAATAGTAGTTGTTGTTCTGTTACTTGCATTTTCAATTCTAACTGACAAAGCGCCTGACGTATCGCCACCTAAAGCTACATAAGAATAGTTAGCATTACCCATAGCGCTAGAAATATTTGTCGTGTAATCACCAGTGCCGTTGTCAGTCATTGAACCCACATTGAAGCTGTCTCTTATTGCAACTGTGCCTGTGCCATTCCAGTTCACCCAAGCCGCCGCAACACCTGATACTGAACGGCTCGCTGTTTCACCTGTGGCCTGTATATTCGTTACTTGTAAGGTACTCATGCTAAATCTCCGTGGATTTTTATGCTGTAGCCAGTATCAAATCTTGTGTATGTGGCTCCTAGTTTTAAAGCTGCAAACTGAGAGGCTGAAGCAGATAATGTTCCTCGCTGATTAATAACTCCAGCTTGTGCGCCACCTGTTGTGTAATCACCAACTCCAGACCATGAGTAATTTGAATTACCCATATTGTTACTAAAGTTTACTGTGTAGTCTCCTGTATTGTTGTCCGTAAGACTAGAAACATTAAAACTATCTCTTGTGGCAATAGTACCTGTTCCATTAAAGTTCACCCAAGCCTTAGCCGCACTCTGACCAGTCAGCGTAGCTGGGCTAGTGCCATCCGAGGCAACAAGTGTATCTGCTTTTATTGTACTCATTTACACCACCGTCCATGTTTCTCCAGAGCCTACCGTTACGGTGACACCGCTTGATATTGTTATAGGTCCAGCCGACATAGCGTTAAACCCATCCGTGATTGTGTAGTTAGTATCTATAGTCTGCTTGTT